GGAGCATTCGACGGTTTCTATACGAAAACGGATATGCTTATGGCATCCGGTGACATCAATGCAGCCCGCGGAAACTTCTCTGTGAGTGGTGAATTCACCATGCCGACCAGTGAAACCGATTATTCCGCCTATGAAAACTTGGTAGAATGGATTGGTAATACGCACACTTATCTTCGTAGCAGTATCGGTGGAGCCCCACAGCTTTTGTGTGCTAATACCGTATTGCTGGCAGCCCGTGCCGCCCTCCGCAACAAGTTAAGGATGCAGGAATATCCATCCATGCAGCGTATGATAGAATTGTTGCGTGAAGACGCCATGTGTCCATCTTTGATTGTATCGACCCACGAAGCTCTTGGTCGTGGAAGCCGTCTGATTTTGCAAAAAGTAGGCAACATGGACTTGGCATTCAACACACAAGCAGCTTCCCGATTCTGTCAGATCCGCGATATTTACGAAGATCCGAACGAGTGGCAGTTCTGGCTGCAAAGTGGTTACGACACCCGTATCAACGACTGGCATGAGAAGGTGTTCTGCACGAATGAGCAGAAGAATGAAGGCCTTGATTTGGCCGGTGACTATTGCAAGACGGGTGCCGTCAGTGTGACCATCACTGGCGATGACGGAAAAGGCTTGTGGAATATCCAAGGGAAAGCGGCCAAACGTGCAAGCGGCCAGTACATCAATGGTCTGGCTCCTGGTACCTATACGGTTGAGTTTGCTGACGTTGAAGGCAAGACCAAACCCAGCAACATTGCCAGTGTAGAGGTGCAGGCCGGTGAAGTGACGACGAAAGAAGCCGCTTATACGCCTGCCGGTTAATTTTGTTGAACCCTAAAAAATGAGTGATATGAAAAATAAGAAGTTGTATATTGGACTGGCTATCGCATTCATTGCGGTAATGGCAGTCTATCTGTGCGGTTACACAGAAGGAAACGAATCCACTCTGCTTATGGCTGTAGGACCTGCTTTCGCACCCTTGAAATGGCCGGTAGGTCGTAACAACATGGGCGGATTCAAAGGATATCTGCTCTTCGTTCCGGCCGATGCTGCGTCTCAGGTACCGACGGTGCCCGAATGGAGCGAAGCAACCGATAATGAGAATCTGGTGTCTGCTGCCGGATCTTTCGCTTTCCCGGAAGATGGAACCATCGAAGCTCCGATATATCTCTACAATACGGATGCTAAAGTCGGGTACACCGCGGAAGCCCAGGGCGAAGTGGACGGTATATCCTACAAGCAGACTTTAACAGGTTTTTTCCCGGGAAACATGAAAGAGGCACATGCCTTCGCTGCTTTGGTTAAGAACACTCCAGGTTACTATGTGTTTGAGGATACAGACGGCCAGCAAATGATTATTGGACAGCCGGGTATGCCTGCTGCCACTTCGGTTTCATTCAATGGCGGACAGGCTCGGGCCGATCTTCGCGGACATACTTTCACCATCACGGCCGACAGTAATTATAGTGCCATCTTCTTGGAGACGCCGATTGACATCGAAAAAGTAAAGGATGGCAGCTGGACATCAGGGGGAGTAGGAGAATGATATGAAACGTAAAGAACAACTGTTTAACTGGTTAGCCGACCGTCAGCGAAAATATGCTGACGGTATGGCTCTGTTTCGTCTGTTGGCCAACGACAGCATGAAGCAACGTTATGGTACTTTTCTGGAACGTGGAGAGGACGGCGTAACACACCCTTTTGACCCACGTTTTACACAGCTTGTAAACTGCTTGTCGAAAATTGCGCAGAACATTCGTGCCGGAATTGTCATTGCTGCAGCCGAAGAAGATTTGGATGTGCGTCAGATATCAGAAACTGAATCGGAGAGACAGGCAGCCCTGAAGAAACGGAATGATCGTATCCAACAGCTCGATGATTTGAACGACGACCTACAGACCCGTATCGGATATCTGGAGGATGGAAGTGAAGAGCATGCCGAAGAAATAGAGGAGCTGAAGAAACAGGTAGAAAGCAATCTCGAGGAAATCAACCAGCTCCGAAAGGAAGTGGATGCGCTCAATGCGCCGGGTGTAAAGGTAGTAACGGAAGAAACTTTGCCGAAATCGCTCCAGAAGGCTTATGCCCGAATCAAGGAAATTGCGCCGCTGTATGCCAGCCTTCACAACGACCTGACCAATACTGAACTGTCGGACGAAGATCGCAAGAATCTTGCCGACCAACTATGTAAACTCGATGATGAGCGTCGCAAGCTGTGGCGGTCTATCGACCAGTGGGCTGAAGGAAAGGCATCGTTGGATTTGAGCGAGAAACGACCTGAATACAGTGACAATGCCGTCGTGCGAGGTTACGAGATGGCCCGTCAAATCAAGCGTCTGAAGGAGAATATCCGCAATAGCCAGACAGCAGCAGATAAGGCACAGGCCGACGGCAGGCAGAATGTCTATGAGAACGCCATGAAGCGCATCCAGCGCTACGAGGCCGAGCTGAAGGAACTGGAAGAAGAAGTACAGCAAGAGAGTGAAAAGGTTCAATGAACTGTTTCAGAATGCGCTGTGCCCCGGCCAATGCAGGCCGTTTATGCACAAAGGCGAGTGGGCAATACATGAGGTATTGCCCTCTCTCTTATGTGCCATTGGGGAGGCTGATGTGCGGATAGCAACCTTCAGCGTGTCGGAGGACAGCCTACGTCCTCTCTTCTTCCTGACCGATGAAGCCAAGATACGGAGCCTTACGCTGTTGCTCGACCATACGGTGAAACGGCATAAGCTCGACCTGCTGTTGTTTGCGGCCAATATTACACCCGATATCCGTATCGATGCCTGTCATGCCAAACTGCTGCTGGTCGAAAACGAGCAGTACCGGTTCGGCATCTGCGGATCTGCAAACCTCAATCAGAATCACCGATGGGAAGCCGGCTTCTGGTTCACCGCCGGTGACAGCTACGACTATTTTTCAGCAACCTTTAACCAGGCCTACGCCGACGCTCTGCCCTATGAAACTCTCCGATGAACAGCTGCAGCAAGTCGAAGAGATGGCGGCCGCCCTGTTGCCGCCCTCAGAAATCGCCATTCTGATAAGGATTGACGCTAATCAGCGCGACCTGTTCTGTGAAATTTGCAAGAATCACACCACAAGCGACATCTATACGGCCTACCATCGCGGCCGCCTGCAAACCAAGTACGAGCTGCGCAAGACTGTCATCAAACTGGCCAAGGCAGGCAGTCCGGCCGCCGAACCGCTGGCCGACAAGTATATGAAGGAACAAAACATTCAGGAATGATGAAAGAAGATACCACTTACGACCGCATCGAGCGAAGCCTATTCAAGGATCAAGATGAAGCTGCCCGCACGCTATCCGCCAGAGAACTGGAGATAAAGCGCCGGATGATGCTCTGTGTTTCTAAGAAGATGGAAGAACCTCTTGTTGAAGACGCAGAGATGGTCAATTTCCTCATGGCCGGATGTGCCGGACAGGCCGAACGCGTAAGCAAAAGCCAGGCTTACCGTGACATCGCCATGATGAACAGACTGGTCGGTAACATCCAGCTGGCCGCCAAGTCGTGGTACCGCTACATGATTGTCGAGGGTGCGAAGAAAGCCTACGATGTGGCTATCAATAACAACGACGCCAAAGGAGCAGCTGCCTGCCTGGATAAAATCGGAAAGTACACCCGCTGCGACAAGGAGGACGACGCTTTCGATTACTCGCAGATGATACCGCCGTCGTTCGAACCGAGTGACGACGTTACTTTAGTTGACGGTCTTGAACCGGTTGATAATGTGGAAGAAAAGCGTCGTCAGTTAAGGGCCTACTTTAAGGGACAGGCGGAGGATGCGAAGATAATGAAGAATGCGGAATGAAGAATGAAGAATTTGTAGTCCCTTCGGCCCAGGAGCTTCGGATGAAGCAGGCGAATGTCGTGCGCAAGTATTTCAACAAGATGCAGCGGCAGGCGATGGCTATCGGTGCGCACGATGAGTATATCATCGCCTCGCGCGGTACCGGAAAATCGGAAGGTATCGACGCCCGGTTCATCCTGCGCAACGTCTGGGAAATGCCCGGCTCGCTGGGCGCCCTGATATCGCCCAGTTATGCCAAAGCCTGGGGCAACACCTTGCCCGCCATCTGCAAGGCTTTGGCCGAATGGGGCTATCTGGAGGGCGTGCATTACGTTGTCGGCCACCGTGCCCCGGCTTCGATGGGATTCCGCCTGCCTGTCCGCCCCCTGATGCGGGAGGGCTGGAACAATGCCTTCCACTTCTGGAACGGCACCGTCATGGTGGTGCTGTCGTTCAACCAGGGCATGTCGGCCAACTCCATGTCCATCGACTGGGTCATCGGGCCCGAAGCCAAGTTTCTCAGCTACGAGAAAATCAAGAGCGAGGTCAACCCGGCCAACCGTGGCAACCGTCAGTACTTCGGCCACTGCCCCCACCATCACAGCGTATGCTACAGCACCGACATGCCTACCGCGGCCATGGGGCGCTGGATTCTCGACAAGCGCGAGGAGATGAACACCGACCACATCAACCTGATTCGCACCCTGTACAAGCAGCTGCAGGAGTACAAGCGCAAGCCGCTGACCGAGCATGTGCAGCGGCAGATCCGCGAGCTGCAGCGCGA